ACGAATAGGTCATCTCTAAAGGGTTTTATTTGTACAATATTAAATGCAGGATTTAGAGTTCCTCCTCCTGCAGCCGAAGTCCAAGTGTATGGATCATTAGGTGCAGAGTGTCTTATGGTAGCTCTAGAAGTGAGATCACCGCCAACCCAGAGATGGTTTTGATACTCTCCTACTATCGAAGGAGCATCTACTAGCTGATCCCCACCTGCAGAAGAAGTTCCTCCTGTATTTGCTTGAAGTAATTCGTACCAGTTTAATCCATCAAAAATTACTGCAGGATTGACCCCATCTACGAAGCATATTGTTGAACCGTTACCCCAATCAAACTGTACATGGCGAATTTTATCGACGGTTAAGCTGCCTGATACAGTATTTCTTGTTGGTTGATTGGCTATTACCTGCCAACCCGAAAAGGGTATAAATTTATAAAACTTATAAGTAGTAGCCCCAACATCTTTTCTAGCAGCAATAAAGAAAGGATTTCCTATATGCTCATTTTTATAGATAGCTAATCCTAGTACTTTACCTTCTGCATTAGTACCGCCAACCGTAGTATCTATCCCACCTAAATGATTATATCCTTCGATGCGTCTGTAGCCGCCATACAGACTAGGCTCAAAGTTAACTAGCCTTGTAGCTGCACCAGAATTATTATCTGATAACGCTAAGTGGTTTTCATTACTATTTAGACCACCGCTACAGATAAGTTTGAAGGACTCAATTTGATCTGCCATTAGAAGGCTACCCTTGTATCCCTAATGTACTCAAAATTATTTATGAACAGTGTTTGGAGATCTTTAATACCTAGCATAAAGGCTTGATATGCAGCGTTGGCTGCATCCAAGTTGTCTTTAAACATATACAAATGATATAAAGCACCATCTACTATAACAGTGTCGAAGCTTTCAGGTATTCTAGTTACGTCACTTGCATTAGTAAGGTCTGTGTAGTTTAGATAATATCTAAATCTCACTGTGTAAGCTTTATTGGGTGAGGGGGTTACTCCGAAGCCATTTCCATGCGAAGGGAATACATTATCCGGTATACCTCTTCCTGCACTACCAGCTTCATAATCTGCATCTCTATGATTAGCGTACCAATCATCTCTTTCTAAATAGCCTAGAGACTTAAAAGAAGCCCCTAAACTGGAATCTTTTTGTATCTGAAAACTATTGTAATCAGCTTTTTTAAAAGCGGTAGGCCAATTATATTCTGTCTGCCCTGCAGTCAGTACTTGGCTAAACTCTGCAGCGTTAAAAGGCCACTCATATTCTGCCTGATTAATTTTGCTTACAGCGGCTTGTACTGCGTCTTTTACTAGACTTTGTATACCTCTAGTATTGAGAAATTCAGCCGTAGCTATCTCTACCTCATTTAAACGACGTAATACTTTGTTACAAAGATCTATATAAGTAGAAGCCATTAAAAAAATGTCCTAAAATAGTGACAAGGGGCCAGTATAAAACCAGCCCCTTTTATTGACTTAGATATTATGCTAAGTTATAGTTTGCTGTGAAAAGAGCTTCAGGACGAAGTATTTTCCTACCATATAATTGCATTCCGCGAACAATGTCTGCAAATGTAGTTGGTGAACGGAAAGTCTCTGTTTTAGCAATCTGCTCTGCAGTTGCTGCTGCAGAAGCGTGACCAGCTACTAGAACAGAAAAGTTAGTTTCTGAACCTGCAGCCGCTGCCACGCCAGCGCCTGTACCTTCGTATGGAAGATTATTTGACTTGTAGATAGAGAAACCTCTAATCGTACCTGGCAAACGACCATTACGCATCTCATCACCCCCACCGAAGTCAGAATTTATGAGCTTGCTTGACTCGTCCATTAACACTTCTGCGAAGACAGGGTCTACAACCAGCCATCTACCATCAGTGTCTACATTTGCCTGATCCATTTGTCGGGCAATGCGGTTCATTATAGCCAAAGGTGAAGTGATACCACCTGCTCCACCACCAGCGGCGATTGGAATAGATGTTACTTCACCAGCTACACCAAGATCAGAACCACCAAAATCTACTATTGAAAGCTTGTTGGCTGCAAGTAACTCGTCCGATCCTGCATTAGTGTCGGCTTTAGTACCGTTAGTTGTAGTATTACGCACCCAGTTGGAAGGTGTCTTCCATCCAGACATGTAACCAAGAACTTCTGCATCGTATGAGTCACGCAATTTATATCCTGCGCGGTCTGAAGCAAGGTCTTGGAAGGACACATGGCTGTGCGCTTCTTCGATATCGTCCACTGCGAACTGGAAGTAGTTTGCTTGATCTACAACCATAGTGAAATCGCTATCAACGAGATCTTGGGTTGCGAGTGTCGTACCCCTCTCGTAAGCTGTTATAGTTATGTCTGGTTCTTTGACAATTTTCACACTATCACCAAAATTTGCGATCTCATTGGTGTAATCAGTGTTAGTAATTGCGTCGATTACTGAACTTTTTCTCAGGGCCAACTGGACCTTTTTGCTATATAGTACAGGTGACCATGTGCCATTGGCAAGATTGGTGTACCCTGATGCTGCTGGAAATGCCATTGTGAATTCTCCTAAATGAAATGGCTTAAATAAACCTCGACTACAGAAACTGTGCCACTCAAAGGAGTGCCAGTAGAAGAGGTAGCTAAATCAGATAAGTTTGACTCAGTGTCAGTTCCAACAGAGAGTATCACGCAAGCATGGTTCTCATGGATACTGGTAGACTTTGTTAATAATTTATCTGGGGGGTTGGCTTTCGGGTATACTTCTAAATAAGAAGTGTCCTCTGCCTTAATTTAATAATACGTTCATTATAACATATAATGTTTTTATTTACAATAGTTAATTGTTAAATACAACCTCAGTTATCGGGCTGCACCGGAAATATCATAGTTGAATTTACCGGAAGAGATAGCCGCTTGGATAGCTTCTTCGTTAGCTTCATACTCTCTGTCAGACATTTTCTGTACCATGCTTTCAGAGAAAGTAGCTTTTGGATTAGCCGCTGGTGCAGAAGAGTTTGTCTTTCCAACACTTTGCGCTGCAGATTTACTTCCTTGTCTATATCCTGTTTGAGCTTTGTACAGGTCTATTGTACTTGCAGCCCATGAAGCATCTGTGTTGTTCTTATAGACGCTATCTTGAATAGTAGGATGCTGTAAGGCAACCCAATCGTGGAAGCGTTTATCTTGACGTATAGATGCAAAATCTGGGTGCTTTTCTAAAAGCTGTTGTTCTGCAGATTTCTTATGAAGACTTTTCTCAAATTGTTCTACTTTTGCGAGTCTTTGTTCACCAAGCTCAAGAGCTTCATTAGCCCTTTTTTGGGCAATGCTATCAACAATTTGAGCAACGTCAGGATACTTTTTAGACCATGCTGCAATTTCTTCATCGGTTTTTGGAAACTTAATTTGTTTCCTAGTCGCTGCATCAAGCTGTTTTTGAACGTCGGCAACTTGTTGTGCAGCCTGATCACGCACTGTTTGGATATGTCTTTGAATATCTTGATAACGCTTTTTATAGGATTCTTCTTCAGCATTTAATTGCTCCACTGGTTCTTGTGGTTGCTGTTGTGCCGCTAACTCTTCACTGTAAGTCATGTTATCTTCAGGTTCAGGAGCGCGAGAGTATTTTTGTTTCTTTTCCATTTAAAACTTTCTGGGTCCGACAAGTCGGGTATCCATATCAAATAGCAAATACAAATTTCTGTTTTTTCATAATTGCTGGTAGCGGTTTTGATGTAGGAGATAATTCTTTATCTTCTTCATCGTCTAATTGATCGTCTACTTGTACTGTAGCGACCTCTACATCCATCTCTTCTGATGGAATCTCTTCGGGTGTTTCTCCCTCCTCTTCGGCTTCTTCTTGTTCGGTATCGTCTGAGGCTTGTACTTCGGTTTCCTCAGTGCTTTCGCTACCGGATTTATCCGAATGATACCCTGTGTTTTCGCAATGCTCACAACCTCTCCCCTGACACATTGGGCATTCAACAACACCCTCAACATCTACACTCTGAATAAGGCCATCCATCTTCATAGACATTAGCCCCATTTCGGCTTCAGCTTGCATTCCCATGATATGCTTTAAGCCATGATATTTTACTACATGCGCTGGGAGTACATACTCTCCAGTACTAAGATTTGCTTCGATATCATCTCTGACATTCTCTGCAGAAGAACCTAGAGGAATAGGGTTGCCTGACACATCATCATACCCCATAAAGCCACAGTCTCCGGTACAATCGCCTTCGCAACCGCAAGCCATTCCCCCATGATACATTTTTACAGGTATATCTTCATCATCCACTAATTCATTATTTTGTAATGCTAGTTGGACTTCACGCTCTGCATTGCTAAGAAAGCCATCTTCATTAGTATCTCCTTCAGAGACATCTGCTTGTTCTTTGTTTTCAGCCATTTTTCTGTCTTCTTCTGAAAGACCTTTTTTGCTGTCTGCTAAATTCAAATCACTTTTTGCCATTTCTATATTTACCTTAATGTTGTGGGAGCCTCTAATATCTGTAACTGGCTCTTGTCCTTCGTAACCGTCATAGAAAGTGTGTTTGCCTATAACCAAGGGGTTGGAGCCGCCAAAGGAAGTTCCTCTAGCTTCTGTTCTTTCTCTGTTTTGAAAAAAAGTACTACCTTGAGAACCGTCTTTACCTAGCTGGATATAATCAACGAGTTCTTGTATTCCTTCTCGTAACTGGTCTTCGGGTACTGGAATGGCGTCTATTGTTTTGTAGGTGTCTATAGGTTCAAATTCACCTGCCACTAATACAGAATCTATATCGTTACCAAATCTATCAGAGGCTAATCTGTTGAAGATAACTCCTCTAACAGCATCACGCCCTGCAACGCCCTCAGTGTTAGCTTCTGCCCAGACAACTCTTTCGATTTTTTCTAGGTCATCTAAGCTGATCTGAAAGGTAGGTTCTTCAGGTCTAGGTTGAGGTTTAACAACTTGAAAGTTTGGTCTTGGTTGAGGTTTTATAAAGCCTTCATCCATAAAAGGAGTTCCTAAATCAGTTAATAAAATAAATAGTAAATAATTCATTCATCATTCAGCCCCTTTGAGAGTTTCTTCGCGCAGTGTGCTAAAGCGTCTTAGCTCTGCTATTGCGCCCTGAAAGCGAACAATGGTGTCCATGTCTCGCTCTGTAGATAGCTGTTGAAGTAAAAGGTTAATTCTGATTTCTGCGTAATCTTGTAGACATTTGAACTGATCTTTATCGTTCACCAAAATCAAAAGATTTCTGTAAAATTCTTTATCCATTAATAGATCTTTTATTGAATAGGTGGTGCAGCTTGTTGTTGTGGTTGGTTACCGCCATTGTCTCCACCACCGCCCCCTGTAAATCCTTGGGCATCTGGTTCCGGTGCTTGGGGTACTGGTGCGCCTTCAGGTACTCCCTGCGCTGGTGATCCTTGTGCTTGGACTGAAGTAGGTGGCGCTGGTGGATCTGGCATCATGGCTTTTATCTCAGCCATCATTTGTTGTTGGATAGCGGCTTCTCTAGGATCGTTGAGGATCTTGTCTTCGTCTAAGTCCATCGATGCTGCTAGTTCTCTGAGTATGTAGTCATATTTCACGAAAGGAGCCATCTGCTCATTGCCTGTCATTTGCATGAACTGTAGTAGGCGTTGGCTACGAACTTCATTACGCATAAGGCTCTCTGTACCTCTAGCCTTAACGTCCAAGTCTCCTACTAATTCTTTGTCGAAGTTAAACTGCATATTGAAAGCAAACAGGCTCTTACCCAATGGGCTGAGTAGGTAGTCATCGATGTTCCGGACCACCGCTTTAATATTTTGCGCTGCGGCTCCCATGAGCATCGACATACCTGAAGCAGTTCTACCAACGCCGCCAACGGCTCCCGATCCATGTGAGTAGGATGGAATACCAGTAGCCTCATCAGCTAGTTGTCTGCTCTTATCAAACATCATTAATAGCTCTTGGCTGACGTTCTTAAACGAGTGGGAATGTATGCTCTGGCCTGGTGCGCCTTGCTGTCTCCTAAAAATTTTGCCTGGATATATAGACATATCTTGGCCTGGAACTAAATTAGTTTCATCTATTTCTATCAATAGGTTACCAGACAAAGCTCCATTATCGACTGCCATTCGCATGAAGCCATTCATCAAGAGTTGTGTATCTGTCATATTCTCAGCTACACCAATGCCCCAGAAGGAATAAGGGTTTAGCTCATAAGGAACTGATAGGTAAGGAATGCGGTTAGGAGTGAAGGGATTTAGTACTAATCTAAGGATTTGACCGTTACAAATCCAAATATTGACCTGAATTTCGTCTTTTTGGCGTAAATCCTTCGGAATATCTATATCGGCTTCTTCAGCTAAATCGGTGTCTAAAATGCCCCAATATTCTAAAACTTCATACCTTTCCATCTCTGGAGAGATCCCATCGTCCTCTAGAGCCTCTTCCCAGTAGCTTCTGGTATAATCTGGGCCATATTCTAGAGCTAATTCTATGGATTCTGAACGAAAATGCGGTCTTTTCTTTAGAGATCTAAGCTGAGTGCGGTTCATTCTATGGCGTTGTATAGCAAACTCTGCCTCAGACATGTTTCTGGCGTCAGGATCTGGATAAAAATCCCAAATAGAGACATATTCTACTTTAGGTATAGTTTCCATTACCGGATCGTAGTCACCATCCTCTGTCCAGCGCGGATATTCTTTAGTTTGGGCAAATGGACCCTTCATACAGCCGCTACCAAAGAGGCAAGTCTCAAAAGCCATAGATCTGAGGTGTTTTGGGGCTTCTGACTCGTCTAATTGATCGTGCATGAGCTTTTCCATCTTCTGGGCGGCTCTTTTCGCGGGTTCG